ACCCTGCTACCTTACGATAACCACCGTCAAGTGAAGGCTCAAAGTTTTGCAAAATAAATGCAGAACCTACAGCGTTAATACCCTGTTGTAAGGGGCTAATGTTAGTAACTAACCCTCCTGTAAATTGTACAGGGAATGTAGACCAAGCTGTAGTCATACGTCTATACTTTCAATAAACCAAATGTATTTGGGCTGCTATACCTTACTGTAGAACGTACATAGTCATAAGTATTTATGTGTAAACTACGCATGTACTTAATACTCTGTTCAAACTTTTGCTGTGACAATTGAGCAGATTGATTATCCCCTCTAAATTGATACGCATAGTACATAGCACCTTCAGTGATTACATGTTTAAATTCTTGTGGTACAGTAGGTACATCATCTTGTAATTCTAACTCTACAGGATTACGATAATATTCATAAACTAATTCATAGGCTTTATCAGGTGTAGGAAATATAATAAACTCTTGACTAGGTGTTCTAGTTACAAACTTTGGCTTTGTACGAATACTTGTAGTATTATTATACTCATAGTCAGAATACTTGTCAAGGTACTCTTGATAGGTCACGCTTTGTAATTTGGTAGTTGCGACATTTAAGGTACTATTACGTTTGATACGAAAGCTATTCATGTCAATTGTTTTAGCATCATAAGGATACCCATAACGTGTAACACCTGCAGTTAGTGTATCTTCTTCTTCAACATGATTCCAAGGCCAACCAAACTCTTCATGATTTATATGGCGAATCGCTGAGTTAACTGCATCTTTAGCAGTATTGTAATAACCTGTAGCTGTAGCAAAATTAGATGTTGTAAGCTCCACTTCGTTAAGCCTACGGTTTACTTCGTTTACAAGTCCAAGAAAGTTATATGCCATTATTTTTCCCTTACACGTAGGAATACTGTGCGTTCAAATATTAATCCATCAGATGTTGTTATGTTACAATACAGCTTATACTTAATATTATCAGTACCTAAACCTAAACGTGCTGTTGCTACACTATCTGTACTCGTAGCAGATACTAATTGTAATCCGTGCACTACTTGACCACTAGGAATAAGTTCTGTTTTAACTGCATCACTGTTATTAACATACCATGTTACACTATTAATAGTTGCAGGTGCAATAAAACGTGACCAATCAATACTATAATCGGTTAATTCATCTGGGTCTTTGTTAGGCCACTTTAATGACATAGTATATTCCTATTATGCTGCACGTACTTGTGACGTGTTTGTGTTTGATGAAGCCGTTGCAAGATAAACAGTGCGAGGTCTACTATAGTTTGCTTTAATAGATTCGTAGTCAAATTGTACTGCGTTGATTGTTTCATCACCTACAGTAAACGTACCTTGTAAGCCTACTGGCAATACTACAGCCTTACAATCTAGTGTAACTGTGTTGCCTAATACTGTACCACCTACACCGTCTAGTGTTAAATTAGCATCTGCATCAATGACAACTTCATCACCGTCTACCAAGATAGAGTCAGTGATAATGTCACCCTCTACACCTACTGGTATTACTACAGCTTTAGCTACTACAGTTACATCGTTTGTTGCACTTGTACCTGCTACACCTACTACGCTGAACGTGGCTTCAGCATCAATGATGATCTCGTCGCCTGTCACTAGAGGATCATCTGTAATGATGTTTCCCTCTACACCAGTAGGTACTACTACAGCTTTAGCTACTACAGTTACATCGTTTGTTGCACCTGTAGCGGATACACTGCTTGGTGTGAATACTACACCTGTACCGCCTGTGGCTGTGACTGTGTTTGCTGTACCTGTAGCTGCTACACTTGCCGATGTAAGAACTGCTTCAGCTTGTGGAGTAGGTGCACCGATAGCACCATCACCTTGTGTACCTGTAAGATCAACATTGGTACGTGAGCTAACGTCAATGCCTGTGTCTATTGCACCTGTACCTAAAACACTAGTTAGTACTACTGCAATGTCGGCCTGTTCATAGCTTTCACCAAAGGTAGCTACTGAGAAAGGATTAGTTGAGTAGGCCATGCTTTACTCCTTATGCAGCAGCATCACTTGCAAGTACACCATACCAGTTAGAACCACCATCACGTGTATGGAAGACTAACACATCTGTCTCACCTGAAGCAGGAGCATCTGGGGCTGTACCACCTGCCCAACGGACTGTGCTAGGCCATGTGACTGTTGAGCCGTTGCCTGTTAGCTGTAGGATGAAACCCTGCGACCAGTTGTTGCCTGCACCACTGAATGTGAATGTAGTGTTGCCTGACATTGTAAGACTAAATGCGCCGCCGTTGTCCACGTTACATGTTGGACTTGTGCCTGACAGTGCATCATAATCTTCAGCTAGTGAACCGTCATGCAAGAACAAGCCTTCATTGTTTAACTCCATCCTTTCGGCGTTATTAATGTAGAACTCTGTGCGGCTATCTCTGGTGTGCTTAATAGCCCATTGACTGTCACTGTCTAAAAAGCCAATAGCATTAGTGTTATCTGCATAAACATAACCACGAATAGTGCTATTGTGGTCATCTCTGAAGCGTATTCCGTTTGCAGCGCCACCACCCGCTATGTTCCAATAATCATCATCGTCACTGTACCAGTGTTGGCCTGTGGCTGTGTTATACAGACCCTTACCAGAAGCATTGTTCCGGAACCAACTATTTGCATACACATCCGAAAACGTAGGGCTGTTATTCGTATTTAAGCTCTGGTTTGCAGAGTACGTTGTATAGCCAGCACCGTTTGTTAGCTGGTTGTTGTTTGTAATGTAGTTGGCATTAGTTGCGCCAGTGTATCCCAGATCACCAAGGGTTAATGTGCGAGTACCCATGCTGGTAATAACACCATCAGTTACATAGATATTATCTACAATCGTTGACCCAGAGGTATCTATGTCGCTGTCTGTGCCGATTACAGTGTTGTATGTACCTGATGCTTGCTTACCATCTAAAGCAGACTGCAATCCATCTACGTTTGAGATAACGTGGTTGTGGCTGTCATCTGCAATCGTAGTAGTAATGGTTACGTTGCCTGAACCATCAAACGTTGTACTACCTGATACATCACCAGACAAAGCAATGCTACGTCCTGTTGCTAATGAAGATGCTGTAGTAGCATTACCACTTAGTGAAGCAGTAATAGTACCTGCACTAAAGTTACCTGACGCATCACGGGCTACAACTTTAGATGCTGTGTTATTTGGTGTGGCATCTACGTTAAGTGTAGGTGTGGAACCCTCACCTGTAGTGCCGCCTGTAAGGTAGTTACCTGATGTAACAGTAGATACGTAATCACCTGTAGTGTCCGTACCAAGGGCTACAGAGTCAGCAGCAATAGTAGTTGCAATAGAAGCATTACCTGAACCGTCTACACCTGTAACACTACCAGTGACATCGCCTGTCAAGCTGATAGTACGTCCTGTTGCCCAAGCTGTTGCAGTAGCTGCATTGCCTGATGTGTCTTGGTTACCTGCAGTGTTAACACCGGGCAAGTTAATACTTGCTGTACCATCAAATGATACACCGCCAATGTTACGTGCTGTCTCAAGAGCAGTAGCAGTATCGGCATTACCTGTTACATCACCAGTGACGTTACCTGTTACACTTCCTGTAAGAGATGCTGCCACACTATTAAATGTTACATCAGAGGTTGTCTCTACAGCCTGACCAATGTTAATGCCTGAACCGTCTACAGTAACACCTGTACCTGCATCTGCAGCAAAGACTGTACCTGTAAGTGTTACACCATTACCTGCACTATATACAGCAGTTTCAGCAATAACAGTAAATGTAATGTTAGTAGTACCAAACGTAATAGTACCACTAGTGTTCATCACATATAATTCACCTGCACCCGTGTCACCTTCTTTAACGAAGAAGGCGTCACCTTCACCTAGCGAATCAGGATCGGATGCACCATAAGAGTCAGCATCTGTGGCACGTGTAAGTACCCAGTTAGTGCTGCCATCACCTACAGTAGTAACTGTGTAGATACCGTTATGTGCTGCGTTTGTTTGATTATAAATAAGTACACGATCTGCAGAGCTAAGAGCTACACCATCAATAGTAATAGCTGCTTGTGTACCTGCGTTAGTAAGTGTAGCACCTACACCTGCAGTACCGTTGTTATACGTAGCGTTAAGATTGCTAGGTGCCTCAACACGTACTGGTGTATGATAGTGAATACCTGCTGCAGCAATAGTATCAACGTACTGTTTTGTCGCAGCTTGTAATGCTGTTTGAGGATCACGAGATAAGTCTAGGTCACCATCAGCATTAAAGAATGCAGCTTTACCTGCAGGTTGTGAAATAAATACTTCAGCCTGTGCTGTAAGGTTAACGGCACTGCCTGAGTTAGAACTTGCTAAAACGGTAGTACGGGCAAGGAGTGATGAACCTTCTGTCCATGTTCCAAGCCCGACTTCCCAGTTATTAGTGCTAGGCTCTAGTAAAGCGTAATACGTAGTATCACCATCAGACAGAGCAGCAGCAAAAGTCTGAAAGCCATCTATAGTACCATTAAGGGTAAGTGTACCCGTACCAGTAGTAGTGGTTGTTTGTTTTACTCTGTCTTTAATTACTAGAGCCATAGTCTATGCTCCTATTAAGCGATACGGATGATAGCGTTTGAAGCGTCTGCAGCAGG